AAATGCTGAGTTTGTTTTTTAAATTCTTTGCATATATAATGTCATGAGAGGAGAAAATATCATGACCAAAATTATTGTGGCAAAAACAAAGTATGATTGTGAGCATCTGCTTGGGCAATTTCTTGATGAATCGCATTATGATGTTTTAATCGACGAAGACACAGATTGCTATCTTCATAATGAAGATGAAAGCAGCATTGCATTCAAATTTCGTAAAAACTTCTTCTCCAAGGAAGAACAAGAGGCTGCGTATACTGGCTTGCGTGAAGCAGCCACACCAACTCAGAATCGTGGTCTTGCTGCAGGTCCAAAGGGCGAGAAGTGCGGTGGTCGCGAGTGGGTGACTGAATTCCAGATGCAAGTGTTTGATCTCTTTCAGAAGGAAGCAGAAAACACTGCAATCAAAATTAATGTTAAAGAAGAAATTGATAGACTTCGCGAACTCTATCAAAATAAAGAATCAACACGCGGTCTTGTTTGGTTGTCTGCTCTTGTTAAACAAGATGACTTTAGTTTTGAAAACTGGTTAGAGAATGTCAGCAATCTTTCTGTCATAGAACGAAAGAAAGAAGCACACAAAGTCGAAAACAAATATATTTCTGACACCACATATGCCAATCAAGTGAACTCTGGCATTGCTGGATGGTTTGATCGTTATCCTCGAATTCCATACGGTCGAGCAACTGCATACACACAGCATTCGTTCGACAAATTTAAGATGTCATTTCCATTTCTGCAAACACTTGATCGTGGTTTCGCTGAGTTGCTTCCAACTCGTCATGCCGCTCAACGTGAAGCAGCAGATAAAATTGATCCAGCATTCCTGGTTCCAGAAACTGTGTTCACAACAATTACAGTCAACAAGACTTTTAGAACAGCAGCACATCGTGATGCTGGCGACTTTACAAATGGTTTGAGCAATCTTCTGGTTCTATCAAACAATGGTAATTATTCAGGTGGATATTTGATTCTTCCAGAAGTTCGTGTTGCTGTGAATGTGCGTCCAGGTGACTTGTTGTTAGTTAATAATCATGAGTACATTCACGGCAATACACCTATTGTAACTCATGATGAAGTTGCAGAACGCATTAGCCTTGTCTGTTACTTGCGTGAGAAGATGCTCGAACTTGGAAGTAAAGAATATGAAGATCATCGATTTAATTATGTTGAGTCACGTCGAAAGAACCCAGAACACCCACTCCAACGACGTCTTTGGAATGGTATTTCCGAAGGAATGTGGGACGAACAAGAATGGTATGACTATCTGGAGAGAATTGGTGGAAGGGCGATGGTTGAAAAGTATCATCCGAAAGCATACGAAAAAATCTCAACTCTAGAAGATTTGTTCTCTTAATATGTGTGCAGTGATTGGTGCTTGCATTGAGAATCCAAGTTCTCTTGATTTGGTGATGCTTGAGAATGTTTTCCGCGAATCGAGTATTCGCGGATTGCACGCAACTGGTGTGTCATGGGTCAAGGGTGGTCAAATTGATAGTCACATTGACGCTGTTCCAGCAACCAAGTTTTTAGATTCATTTGATTTGCAATCATGCGTCAATGAAGACGGCAATCTATATCTAATTGGTCATTGTCGTTATTCAACTTCTGATCTTGCTTACAACCAACCATTGTGGAATGAGAATGTTTCTATTGTTCACAATGGCGTTGTGAGTCAAGAGATGCCAGAGAACTGGGAACGACTCTATGGATACAAATGCAAAACTCGTAATGATTCTGAGTTGATTGTTCATACACTCCAAACAAATAAATCTCCACTTGAAGAGTTTCCTAATTCCTCAATGGCTGTAATTGAATTGTATAAAGAAAAGAAGTTGCGTTTCTATCGCAATGGAAAGCGTCCAATTTACTTTACTTCTTTAAAGAATGGCGTTATAATTACTTCTACGAAAGATATTGCAAAGCGTGCTGATTTGTTTGAGCCTCATGAGATTCCAATGAATCAATATGTCACAGTTGCAAAGGGTGTCTTTCATATGAAAACCGTTTTGATTGATAACGCAAAGGATCTTCAGCAGTGAAGTTTGCGACTAAAGAACAAGTAGAAGATTTGATAAGAAATTCGCCAGAAGGAAAGAACACGAAGTTTCTTTCTGCATCCCACAGCCTCTGGTTTCGATTTAAGAACTACGAGAAATCTCCTCCAATGATTCTTGAGGATGATGGCAAGATTGTCTCGCTCATTTTTGCAACATTCAATCGAGATAGATACACAAACCTCTATGAGATCGTAACGGCGGAGGGATGTGAGGGTAAAGGTTATGCGTCGAAAATATGGGATGAATATGTAGATTACGCTGTCAATATGCAGAACATGAAACGGCTTAAAATCTCTTGCACTCCAAGTTCTGTTACATGGCATATGAAAAATGGTCTTGTATTTTGGGCAGTTGACCCCACTGGATCATTACGCTCTGACCAACCTCTGTTCAAAAATCGTGAAGAGCAATTGATCTTTCGAAATCTCGCAGTAGACGATCCTTCAATTGCGCTGCCGACTGATTCGAAAGTGTTACTACAATTGCAAAATGAGTCTCTAGAATCTCATAAGTTCGGAGCGAAAAAGAAAGCCACGACTGAAGATGCAATTAATAAAGTTGGCAAATACTGGTTGCGTGATGCGTTGTTTCATCAAGTTGATTTGTTTGCATGAATTTAGAAAGGCGTGAACAATTTATAAGATGGTACGCATGGTCGTTGAAATACAACGACTGTGATCCAGCCGTATGGTGCACAAACTATCTTCACCAGCGTTACGAACACAATGACGAGGAACGTCTGTGGTTTGCGTGGTTGTATGGAAACACCTATCAATTGCCAACTGCATGGGTTCTGAAAAACGAATTTCCAGATTATGAACTCGCCACTGTGGATCGTATCACTTGGTGGAATACTGCAAACTATAAAAGGCTCAGATACCAGACAGATACAAAGTGGAACAAGGGTCACTTGCCAGCCATGTTCGAATCTTATCAAAAATTCATCGGCAAGAAAACACAACGCGAAGTGCTGGAGAATTATTATGGAGACAACGAGAAGCAAACTTTCGACAACCTTTGGAATAATCTTAAAAACTCTCTTTACAAATTTGGTCGCTATTCCACTTGGTTTTATCTTCAGCATCTCACTCATACTGCTGGCATTAAGTGTGTACCTACTAGCCTCATGTTGGATGACTATTCTGGCTCTCGTTCACATCGTAATGGTTTGCATCTCGCCATCGGGCAAGATGACAAATATGATACAAAACTCACTAGTGCAGAATGCGATGACCTTGAAGATGTTGCCAAGGACATTCTTGAGGAAACCAGATCTCGATTCCCTGAACTGAGCAATCAGATCGACTTCTTCACAATGGAAACTTGCCTTTGTTCGTTCAAGAAAATCTTTCGTGAGCATCATGGGCGATATCTTGGTTACTATCTTGATCGTCAGTCTGAAGAAATCATGCAAGCAGAACAAGATGGTTGGGCTGGTATTGAATGGAATGTCTTATGGCAATCACGCAATGAGACACTAGATGAAAGGCTTGCTCCTAGAAGTAAAATTAACAAAGAAAAGTTTACTTTCTTTTTGAGAACAGGTAGAATAGAAAAACTGAATTGGATGTTTGATGATGAGGAAGTCCCAAAACAGGGACTGGAGGCTATATGGTGAGAGTGACCAAGAAATTGAATTTGTATATTCTTGGTAAGTATGCAAACGATGGTAATGTGTTTCAAGGAACAGATCGTCTATCAATGGCTGTTCAGCCAGATGCTGAGAAGTTCTTTGCGTCGTGCAACGATGTGAATGTAATCTTCGAAGGCGATCGTTTGTTTAATGGTAAACTTTTGGACAAACTTTCGGAATCGTTTCCGAATGATTTTAAAGTTCTTGTTCTAACTGCATCACATGGCACTAAAGAACAACGTCATGTGGATCGCAAGGATGATCAAGATGATAAATTTAAGAATTCTCGTGCGACAAAAATCTCAAATATCATGGGGTCACTAACTCTCATGGACTATATAGAGACAATGGTCAACGAAAATCTCGATGATCAGTCTAAGATTATTGATGTTATTAGAAAATTTTACAACTGGAGTGAATAATTATGCAGTTAGAAGTAT